TCAAATCCACCTACACTTAAAGCCTCTGATAAGAAGTTTATGATTAGGTTTTGGAATGGATTAATCGTCATCGTTTGTAAGATTGAGTAAGCTGTTTTCATTTCCTCTGATTGAGAACTAAATCCATTAGCTACAGTTCTGATACCAAATAGAAGTGGAGATGTTACTCTATGTCCAACTAAGATTCTATCCTGTGCGTATTCAGCAACGTATTTGTATTTGTCATGCAGATTATCAGTAGAGATAATATCAATTGTTGGTTTTCTTTCTGGGTCATCGTTAAATGAAATCATAAATCTACCAGCGTTTCTAGTGCCTGTAAACTTAGATTCAATCAAATCCTCAATAGTATCTCTTTCTTCAGGAGCTGGAATACCATTATTCATATTAACCATCACTAATGGTAAGAAACCATTCTCAATATTGTTAAGATGTAAGTTAGATAATTCAGCTTCAGCAAATGAGAATTGTAAAGCAGGAATCCAATCCGGCAATGCGTAATAGTATTTGCCAGGTGAATAGTTTTTAATCCATAAGATTTCCATCTTTTCAGTAGATGTACCGAATGCTGGAATCTTTTTCTTATTTCTTTGTGCCTTATGGTCAGCCCAATCAATACAATAGAAGTAATTTTCAATCTTTGGTTTATCGTATAGTTTCTCAGCTCTAAAGTTTTGTACTGGAGCATGATACATTTTGATTATCTTACTATGGTCATCGTTCCAATAAACTTGGAAACAAGCATTACCATATAGTTTCAAATCAAAAGCTACTCTTTTAATTTCTTCTTGCGGTATTAACTTACCTAAAGTTTCTTCAAATCCTTTGTTTTTAGTGTACAATCCTTTACCATATACTAAATCAGCGATACCCTCAATACAAGCTGCATTGGTTGTTGAATTATTATATGCATCTATTACGTTTTGGAAGAAATCATCAGGTCCAATAACGCCTACCGGCACCCATTGGTATCTTGTCTTTGTATCTTCTGTTATAACTGGGATGTCTTGTTGTGTAAGATTAACTACACTAAAGTTTTGATTTATTTTCATATTAGTCTAGAATTATATATTCATTATCTGTCACGTTACTAATGTACACATCTTCTAATGGTATTTGATTAACGTAATTTGTTTTATCCAAAGGTTGAGTAGTAAACACATTAATACTACCATGCCAAATTGAGCATGTTGTATCTGAAATGTAAGCCCTATATTCATCACCAACACTTGCACTTACTAATGTAGGTACTTGCGAAGCAGTGAATGATAACTTACTTTCGTATGCATCATATCGGTAATTAGACAGGGATGCTGATGTATTAACCAGCGTTGTCATATCTTGTAGATATAATCTAAGGTTTGAACTTCCAGTTGGTTGTGTTCTGAATGTCCATACGTTGTTACTAGATGAGTAGTATGTAAGCATTATCTCGTCTTTATGTTTATAATTTAACAATTTTACAAACAATTATAGTGATAAGCATAAAAAAGGGTAACACTTAGTGCTACCCTCTTAATTATTTCTTTCTATACTGATTAAGAATTTGTTCCTACTACGATAGTTGGAGGATTGCTTATCGAACCGAATGGGTTACCGAATGTAGAACCAGATACGAATGGAGCTGGGAATTGTTCTTGTCCAGTGAAGGTTACTGAATAACCATAAAGGTCACCCAATGCTGCACCGGTCTGAATAGTACCTGCTGTTACATCTGCACCTTCTCTTTGTCCTACCAATAGGGTGTCACCCGCCATTGTGTGGATAAAGATTTGAGGTCTACCATAAGCCATCAACTTCAATTGTGTAGTCATTTCGTTGGTTAATTTCTTCAAGTTAAGAACTAATTCTTGAGAGAAGAAAGTTGTACCATTATCACGAGATGAGTTTACAGTTTCAGTATAGCTAGAATTTCCTTTCAGGTCATATTGATACACTGTTAAGCCTGCTGGTAATGATTCTAATAAAGCATCTCCGTTTGAACCAGATGATGCTAAACCTAAAGAACCAGTATAGTTCAAGAAGAATACTGAAGCTATACCACCAACCGAATCTTTACAAGGTTCGTTTCTACCTGCTGTTAAATTACAAGCCATAGTTTTAGTTTTTTTTAGTTAATTTGTTTTTGTTTTTTAATAGATTAGAATGAGGGAGGGAATTACACCCTCCCATTACTCATTCAATATATTAATAGTTCTTATGGATAGCGATGTCTTGACCGATACCATATTGTGTACCAGCTGTGTATCTCATAATGATTCTATAATTCTGAGAACCATCTAAGTTAGCCATGTCTAATACTCTTACTTCGTTATGGTCAGATAACAAACCTGTTCCGAAGAATAAGTTAGATTTCTGAGCTGCAACTACTGCAGAAGAAGCAAGACCAGGACAAAATGCCATCTCAATTCCGTTAAAGTTCAATGGTTTTTCACCAACGTTCATTTGGTTGTTGAAACCATTTGCACCTTGTGCTCCACCAGCTAATGCTTGTTGATAAGCCTTAACTACGTTTGTTGGAACATAAATCATCAAATCTTCTTTTCCATAAACTTCTTGCGGAATAGCATCAACTAATGCACTAAGTGCAGTTAATACGTTTGCAGAAGTGATAGAACCAGATACAGATGAAGTTACAGGAGCGTTAGTACCACCTGCTACTACTGAAGAACTTAAAGCAGTATAGATACCACCGAATTGTCCGTTAGTTGCAGTTGCACCTCTCCAAATAGATTCTTCAGTAGATTGTGCTACTTTACCACCTACATAAGAGATTAAGAAATCGTTGAAATCTTTAGGAATCTCATCAAAAGCTGAATAGCCTAATTGTAGAGCTTCCCAAGAATCTACGAATTCTTGCTTACATAATTCAAGGTTTACTTGAAGTTCTTTTGGTTCTAAGATTCTCTCTGTAAGAGCTACAGTACCAGAAGTTGTGAAATCACAAGAAGCATCGTTTACAATGCTGTTGACATCTATCTTTTGGATAACACTTTTGAACTTCACATTCGGCATGATTGTGATGTATTGGTTATCTAAAGTCTTAGCTGACAACAACGCTGCTGCGATGTATTTTCCTGCAAATTCTCCAGCGTAAGTTGTAGTTACTGCTGGTTGTGCGAAATTTTGTTGTTTTCTCATTGCTAAATGATTTTAAATTTTTTTTTATTTGTATAGTCTTGATAAGAAAGAGTTTTGGGTATTAGCCAAAGTATTTTTCTTACCTAATTTTACTCCGTTTTGTTTTGGTGCGTTTTCATCAATTGGTGCGCCATCCAATTTAGGAAGTTCTTCTTCATCTTCGTCAGTTACTGCTGCCATAGCTACATCACCAGGTAATGGTTCTGCTTTTACTTTCTCAGCTTCTTTCCCTTCAGATACTTCTTCTTCCTTAACTTCCATCATAGATTGCATTTTCTTCTCTAATTCTTCAATACGATATGACATGTCTTCCATTACTTTCTTCATGTCACCATATTTTTTCATATCTTCTGAAATAGGTTCTGCAGTTTCTTCAGTATCAACTTCCTCGTCATCACCCATGTCACCACCAGCGATTGATTCCATTTCAACATCTCCTTCAGGTAATTCTACGTTTTCTCTTTCAGAGATTTTACCTTCAGCATCAACCATAATCTTAATTCTAACATCGTTTCCTTCGCTATCTCTTAAGATTACTTCATGTTCACCTGCTGGTGCTGGAGATTTACCATCTTCAGTAACTACATCTACTGATTCACCAACATCGAATGTAGGAGATTCTAAGATTGTACCATCAGCAAGTTTTGCGTAAGTAAATAACACTTCCTCTTTAGATAGAGATAAAGTTGTCATTATCCTTTTTAGTACTTCTGTTGCGTTCATATTATTTGTATTTTAGTTATTTAACAATTATGTATTGTTTTGTAGTAATTTTTTTATGGATTTGCAGTTGGAACAAAATTATAAATTAAACTTCCACTACCTGGTAAGAATTGGTAAGTTGTAAATGTACCATCCCAACTTGAACTTGCGTTAGTTGTTGTGAACAATGAACCTGAACCTAAGTGTCTTAATAAAATAACACCATCTGAACCATCACCACCAGCTCCAAATCCACCACCAAAGTCTGCAGATGCA